TTCTACATCTTTGCCATTGATGTAGGTCGGACTATATCTTCAACCCAGAGGGTTGCAAGGCACTCGTGAAAGCATTACTCAGTTTCCTGTCGGCTTCTAGTCTCTGAACCTTCCAGCTTGTGGGCTGGCTTGGCTGCTGATTATCCTTTAATGGTGGACTTCCAGCAATTCACCTTGTTTCATTATGCTGTTGCCAACATAAGCCCCAACTACTCTTTAGGGATCTTAACGAAATCTCCTCCACGCTCTGCTGAAAGATTTAATTCTGCCAAAGGTGTTACTACCCCACTCTGTAGGAAGGCATCTCTCTGAGTTGTCTCCTCAATTAAGTAGGGGGTGAACACTTCAGGTATTATTAAATCCGACCTCAATGTAGCCATGAGAATTTAAATAATATGTTCACTTCGAGGCACAACCTCTGACATGGCACAACCACGTTGACTCTATATTAACTAGAAACTGCGTTTTTTAACATATTATATTTATTTATATCTGTTCTATATAATCTAGCCTGCTCAGTTAGGTTGAAAGATTCTCTGGCAAATGGGTTGGCCTCTCCTGTAATCACATCAGCAGTGACTTTAGTTGTCGTTGCCCCACCGCCCTGTGGTCTTGGGTTTTTCTGTACCCATTGAGGCATCTTTTGTTGCGCCCAATCTTTTACAGGAGTTCTGTTATAACCATCAACAATAACAACAGTGCCATCAGCTTCTCTTGCAAGTTGATCTCTGTTTATTCTTGACAATACATATTGTGGATCATGTACGACATCAGCTAATGCACTGACAGCAGGGGCTTCCACTTCAAGCTCTCTTTGTCTTTGCTCAAGCTCTTGAATCCTTTTGTTTTTGGCTGCCTCTTGTTCTCGATACTGAGTCGCAAGTTTTTCTCTTGCCTCTTCATATTTTCCCTGTGCCTCAAGTTCTTCCTGTTCTTTTTTCTGTTTATATGCAATCAAGGCATTTACATCAACATCCTGAGGAACAGCTTTTGCTGTCTCTTTTGCTTTTTTATAATCATCTAATAATTCAGCATTTTTCTTTCTCATTGATTCAACTTCTGCTTTCAAAGCATCAACTTCTGCCTGTGAAGGATTTGGCTTGATTGGTTCGTCTGACATAAAAAATCGTAATATTTATTTATAATATTATCGTGAAAATTACCATTTGACCTTATGTGACCAAAATAACGGTGAAAATATCGTTGGATTTGGGTTCTGAGCATTATGTCTTGCGTAATAACTAGCTCTTCTCTGCTTTTCTGCTTTTGTTCTTGGATTCTTGCCAGCACCTTTGACTCCCTGCTGTCCAAACCTGATTAATTTAACCTCATCACCCTTTTTTGCAAGCACAACATGAGATTTTGTTGGATGACCTGGAGTTGGTTTTGCTTTGTTAACTTCTGTTAAGCCATACTTTTTCAGCTTACGTTCTATCTTTTCTTTTTTACTTAATGTCATTTACCTTTTTTCCTCATTGCCATATTATGAGCCTCGGTAAAACTCATGCCCTCTCTCATCTTACGTTTCATATAGTCCATGTGTGCCTTTGTGTGGCCATGAGCTTTCTGATGTTTGGCAAGTGTGTTCTTTTGTCTGGTAGTTAGTTTCATTATCTTTTCTTTTGGTATTTTGAATAAATTTTAGCGTCTGCTGTTCTTGCTCCACCTTTACCTGTCATATAACTATTCACTCTGCCCATTGCCCAAGCTCCCATCGGCACATTACGAGATCCAGCAGAAAGATATGCGCCCTGACCCTTGCGGTAAACTTCTGCAAGTTCACCATAAAAAAAGCGAGTGCCTTCTGCCTTTTTGCGTAGGCTAGCTTTTACGCTTTCGCTTAGTGGTTTTCTTCTTTTTGCCTGAGACATTTTGTTTGGTGCGTGATTTAGATACAGCCTTTATATCAATAAACTCTCCTTTTCTGTAGGCTTCGGCAGTTCGCTTGATCTCAGCAGCTTTCGCTGCTCTATCTTTTGAACCAGACAGATATTTTTTTGGAATACCTGTCTTTTTGTCTTTTGGAACTCGCCTTCTTTTTCTAGTCACTTTTTAGTTTTTTTCTTGGTTGCTGGCTTTGTTTCTTTTTCAGCCTTTGGTTTTGACTCGTCATAAGTCTGAACTTTAAATGTATATCCCATTATTTTTTGCCTCCCTTTTTTTTCTTTTTACCCTTTGGCTTCATTGATCCATAGTGTGAAGGCATAACAATAAAAGTAACTGTTTCTATATTACTTCCTTTTACGTTTCTTAGCTGTTTTCTTTTTGCCTGCTGTAGATAATGCAATGGCCTGTGCCTGCTTCAATGTCTTACCTTCTCTCATCAATAAACGGATGTTGCTTGAGATAACAGATTCAGATTTTCCTTTTTTTAATGGCATATCTATAGTTTATATTCTTTTTTAATTTGGTCTAATGTTTTTTCTGTGCCATCGCTTCTAATGATTTGTCTCAATGCCTTTTGACCAGAGCTACCTTTTTTGCCAGCTAATGTTTTAAAAAATCTTACTCTCTGTTCATTGCCAAGAGTTTTTATCTGTAAATCTTTTTTTTGATTTAATAACCAATCACCATATGCAACATTTTGTGGAACTCGACCTGTCATACTTGGCCTTGTATCAAGCGCAGTTTCGGGTGGTTTTTCTAGCCTAGGATATTTTTCTTGCAAACCATCGAAGTCAACAACAGGAACAGTGGTTGATCTACAGTTGAAATGTTGTGGAGGTGTCGGCCCTTTATTGTATTCAAACTGTTGGCCATCAAGTCTCTGACAAATTGGTGTAGTTTTTGAATCCAATGTCGCAACATATTCATATTTAGGAGCAACTTTACTGTTGGCAGCATAAACTGCTTGACTTGCTTGATTCTGCACTTGATTTACAGAAGTTCTTACAATCGTTTGGATTTGATGATTTGCAAGTTTTGTAAGTTCTCCACCCGATGCTGCAAGTTGTTTGACAGATAATGGCCCAAAATCTGCAAAATTTAAATCTCCAACTAATCGTCTTGCAATCTGTTGTGTTGTCTCTCCACTGAATACACCTGATCTTATGGCCAATGCAAGTTTTTCTTGTGAACTGGCAGCAATACCTCTAAATGCTTTATTTACAGTTTCGCCATTAGGCAAAGTTACTGCTGATCCTTGAGTTGCAGTAAGTTCAAATTTGCCAGCACCGAATCTTTTGAAAGCATCTTCCTTAAATTGTTCAGTTGTAAATATATTTATCTGTGTTGGGTCTGTCATTATTACAGATTCTGCATATTTTGGACTTATTGCAACGCTATTAATCGGCACATCACCAGATGCTGTTACTTTTTTCAATTCATTTACAATAAAATCTCGCTGCAAAAGAGTTATCCCCTGTAATTCTTTCTTGAAATCTCTTGCCGTAGCACCAGACCATGTATTCAAGCTATCTTTTGCCTGTTTTATGATCGCTCTAAGTCTTTTTCTTGTTTGCGGTGCAATAATTCTTGCCCCACCTTTTGCTATCTCTGCAACTTGCCTCTCATCTATTTCTCTTAATTGTTTTGCAGCATTTAAAATTACCTCGTTATATGTGACAGCATATTTTTTTGCGACAGCATTACTGAAACGGTTGAGATCAATAGTCTCTCTAAAAAATACCTCTGGAATTGACATTCATTAAGCTGCGTCAGGTTGGGTTGGGGCTTCCATTTCGATCAGCCCACCAGCTTGCGTTGCCTCAACTTCTTCCTCCACATCAAAATCATCTCCAAGAATTTCACCACTACTTAACTGTGTTAGTAATGTTTCCTGACTGATAGTACCAGCAGTGAATAATGCAAGTAATGATTGAATCTCCTGTGGTTCTAATCTTGCGGTTACAAAATCTCTGTTAACAAAACTACTGCCAGCATTTGGTTCGTTGAGATATTCACTATGAAACTTGAGACAGTTATCAATCAGATCTTGCATCTGCTGTGCGACAACCATCATCGTGCTGTCATTTTGAGATCTATCTATCCTCTTGGCCTCTGCTGTCTCGCCAACTAACTTTTGCCCAAGCACCGCAGCCAGTGACAATGTATTGATCTGATCTTTCAAATCTTCAAGCCTTCTAAATTGACTTTCATAACTATCACTTGATGGGCTGATATATTCCATCCTTGATTCGGGTGGTAATGATAGTGCTTCACTTGGCCCTGTTGTAATCTCATCACTGTTTGGATAACCAAAAACTGCAAGTAAAGGAACTGAACTAATATGCAGAATATTGTCAAGGTCACTCTGTATCTGATAATGCTTGAGATTCAATTCTGCTATGTCATATAAAGGGCTTCGGCTTTCGTAATATCCAACTCGGTTTGAATATGCAACAGAAAAAGGAATTTTATCCTTTATGCTCATCTCTCCCTCATCATGTAATTTATATTCACCCTTTTTGTCTTTTCTATGTATCTCAAACCTTCCAGGTTCTAATACTCTGATCTGTTTTACAATCTTCTCTCCATACTTACCATCAGGTTCGACAACCTGTTCCATTAATCGTAATTGAGTAAGCTGTCTTACACCATCAATAACTTCTGTCCTCCATCCCAGAATATTTTTTGGCTCGTATGTTACCCAATATGGTCTGACTTTATCTCCATCCTTCGGAGCATCTACAAGCACACCACAATGACCGTAAGAAATAACTGTTCTTGCCGTAGTGTAAAGCCACACATTCAAATCATCGCCCTCTAACGAAACGTCAAAAAGCTGCTCCCTTACTAAATCAGAAACACCATCAAGACGGACAGGTTTTCGTACCAACATTCCAGCTAACATCTTCTCGATTCGCTGCATAAAGGGAACCACATTGCTTCTAGAAAGTCTGCGATCATAGCTATCGTCTACCTCGCGTTCAAGTTGTGGAAGATATTTTCTATGTTCACTACGAATTTTATATGTTCCTTCTTTTAAATCTTCAATCAAACCCCAGAAATTTGCCATCCTCTGATAGGCAGCATTAGGACTTGCAACCGTTGTAGGAGCTAGTGTTACAGGCTGATTGTAAATATTCAGAGAGCTATACACGGTTTTTCCTCATAGTACCATTACTTTTAATATATTCTAATACCAGTTGGCTTGCCTGCCCTACCATAAAGCAAATTAAATTCACGATAGATTAAATACCCCAAAGCATCATTCATGTGATCATAACCATTCTGTTTATCTGGATCTCCTGTCTTTTCATCATAGCTTTGCAATTCAAGGCACTCAATCAAACGAGTGCAACTGGCATGAATCGCCAAACGTCTTTCCCCTTTGCCGTTCTGTAGTAACGCATTGACGGTTGCAACTCTATCTTTGATAAAGGGGTTGCTCTTGAGAGCCATTGAACTGAAGCCGTAACTTTCGAGGATTGCAATGTCTGTCTTTGATGCGTTAATCGTTGAACGTGCTGAACCACTAGCGTCAGGGTAAACTAATATTCTGTTTGAAGGATAGCGTCTGAGTATCTCCTGTGCCAACGCATCTGTATCTTTTTGTTTTGATATTTCATCAATGATGACCAACTTGTCACCATCTCTGACACCAATTACAGAATTACAGTTCATTACGTTAAAATCCACCCCAATTAAAAGGGTTTCCATCTTGATATCAAACGGTATTTTGTTGATGACATGATGATTACGGTCAAAACGATCATAGACCTGACCGCTTGTGAGGTTAACCCATTGTCCCAGAAGATAAGCTTTTATTAACTGCGGTGGATAATTTTCATACAAAGATGGAATAAATGTATCGGGCAGATAAGGATTATCAGCAGTCTTTGCCTGAATCAATCCAGTGTCGGACTTTTTATTTTTTTCAAAAGTTTCAAATGCCCAGCCATGACCTTCAGGAGTTGTTGTTGCGTAAAACTGTTGAACATTTCCAGATCTAAGTCTTGCAAGTGCCATATTCATAGCATTTTCTGCCTCTCGTTTTGGCACAGTATCTGCCTCATCAAATCCAATTGCACAGAGGTTCTGGCCTCGTAATCTTTGATAAGTAAGCATGGTTCTTAATAAGATTGTGTGAGTGCCTTCTTTAAATTCTAAAGTGAAAGATGGTAAAGGAGATGCTCTATAAGAAAAAGGAATCTGCCATTGGTCTAACAGTTCATTCATAGTTCTCACAAGAATATCGACTAACATTGCATGAGTTGGCTCAAAGAGTGCTGATACATGACCAATATTCATTGCTGCAAGTATTGTTGCTTTCGCAACTAAACCGACTGTTTTGCCAGCACCAAAGCCACAGACAAGAGCTAATTTTCTATGGTCGAGATCATCACAAAACTTTGATTGATGCGGAAGTAGATCCTGATTGATGCGCTCTATCGCCTCACTTGCTGTCGGTAAATCATAAGCACCGATTTGATATAAAACTTTTCCGGGCTGAACTGTATCTAAAATGCTCACGAAATAATCTGTGCAAGTTTAGCTGCTGTATTGATTGCACCAAGAGCAATATGCAAATGACCTTTTTCCCTTGCTTCCATCTGTAGCGTTGCAGCCTGCGCTAAAAGATTTGCCACCATTTCTGGCCTTTCCATATCCCAATCGGCCTTCATTTCTGCTCTGACGATCTCTAAATACTTATCCACAGATTTATAACCAACCCCCCATTTTTTAGAGGCATATTCTATGCAGTCGGATCTACGACCACCTTTGGCAATGATTTTGCCAAGTTCTCGTGACCTGATCAGTGTTTCTATTTTTGTGCCTTTTTTAGCCATTACATAGATGTTACACGGAAAAGCGAGAATATGAATATTTGTGTAATTTGAGACTCATTTGAGACTGCAAGGTGTTCCCACGTTCCCAAGTGTTCCCAGAAATGCTACAAACTTACCTAACCCTATATTTCCCTATATATTACCTATTATTATATTTATATATAAAACATAGAGAACATAGAGAACATATATATATAAGATAGTGATAGTAAGGATTTTAGCCGTTCCCAGTAGTGAGAACAGGGGTGAGAACAGGTGAGAACCAAACCCATTTCGGTGTTCCCGCCACACGTTTTCTTTTACGTTCATAATGTAAGGATTTGAGAATGGATGAGACAGTCATTGTGTCAGATTTTGTCTGTCTTTCAATTGGTTTCTCTATTGCTTCGGCAAGCAGAAGTTCAATTGTTATGTCCTTCATTGCATTAGCTGGATCGTTCAGGTAGTTGGTTATTACAGAAAGCCATGGCGAATCAACCATATAAGAAAGGTTTTCTTTTTCAATCTGGTTTTCCTGTTCATAGGAGAGATAATGCGGTTCATTATTTTTGAAAAGATGAACTCCAGCGGCCCAAAGAGCATCACGTTCAAGTTGTAGTGAATCAAGATCAATAGATTTTGAAGTACAGGGACAAATCATAAATCTTCTGTTACCTGTGTCATCTATCAATAATCCAGATTCTTTATTAGTTGATCCAACAATGATGCCACGTCT